AAGGCACAACATCGAAGGTATAGACCCAAAGGGGATTCCAATTTGCGAGAATTGCCAGTGCTCTTAAAGTGTCACTGTGATTGTCCTAATTGCTTGTTTAAGGCCAGACTGCATTTTTAAAAACTTAGAAACTCCTTAGTAACTAAGCTCGTAAAAAAGAAAGGGTAAGTTATTTTTCGCTATCCTAATCAAAACGAGATTGTTCTCATCTATAATTTTTTATAAAGTGGTTCGATTTCCACTCAACATTTAAATTAACTTATTTTGTCTATAAGACTTCACTCTAAATGTCTCGTCCTCTTAGTTACCAAAGTCCAGTTGCCAAATTTTCCTTGGTGGGCTCCACTCTAATAACGCCAATTTACACTTGGGTTCGTCAGATGTGATGTATAATTAATTAATTTCAATTACTTAATTAATTAAACATACTATTAATATATATGTTTTTTTAAGAATTTAAGCCGGGCAATTATGTCACGCCCCCGGGCTATATTATATAACACAATAACTAACCTTAAATATAGCTAAAATATGCCTTTTAAAGCTCCAAAGGAGCCTTTTTAGGCGCCTTGAGCCCAAAGCCAGTAGAGTTAGCTGCCCTAACTTTATCATAGAACTTTTTAGCTCTTTTCTTATGATTTTTCTTACCTATTTCAGTTTGTTGGTATTTAAGACATCTTTTTAAGTGCTTTTCTCTATTGCTTGCATAATAAGCTCTAAGGCTAGCATTTTTAATAGCTCTTTTATAACTCTTATAATCGATATAGTCCTCTAATTTAATACCATATTTATTAACACCAAGTATCATATATTATCCTTTGTTTATTGTTATATTGTAAGGCGGTCTTATTAACTGCCTTATGTAAGGACAGTGTTTAGAAATTCCCGTGTCCTATCTGTTAGGGACGGGTTTCCAGATTATACTGTATACTGTATATTAACTTATTAATAGATCTATTAGTTAATTACTAATATACTTACTAATTAAGCGCCTAAAGCCTGGAGCCTAATTGGGCCAAGGGCCTTAAGGGATATAGAGCCTTAAGGGCTTATTTTCTTTTTTGTTTCTACTGTAAGAGTGGCTTTTTAATATAATCCTTATACACCAACGTTTTAATACGAAAAGGCTTATAAAACAAGCGTAATCTAAAAAGACACCCTTATGATCAGACAAACGACTTTCAATGGTTTATAACTTTCCTCCTATATTCCATTGAAGGTCAATAACCGAGAGGATCTATGAAGAAACACAAAAATGTACACATTGCGGCCAAAATGCCGCCGGTACCACCAATATTTGAGAAAGATAAATTAATTAAAAAAATAAACCAGGAATTGGTTGACTTAAAAAGTGGGAATTATTTAGTTAAATTAATTGATCTAAAAAATCCGAGAAGGTATTTTGTAACTTTTGAGTATTATCTAGATATTATTTATACTGTTACAGATTTAAATAATCCAAAAAGAAAATTTGGTTTAGTTGTTCCAGGTTTTGGCCCAAAGCCAATAGAGCTTAATAAAGAATTAAAACATTATAAAACTGATTTTTATGATGATGATAGATATTATGAAAATTTTTGGAACCAATTATGGAATAGAATATCCAGAGTACAAACGAGTATTAACGAAGAAGGGAGATATGTAAATGAGAGATAATTTTCAATGTGAAGAATGTAAGAATACAACTAAAGCAGATGAATTCACATGTAACTGTTTATGTTTAAATTGTGGACCATGTGAAAATGATTGTGAATATCCAGAAGAAACACAAAAGGAAATAAATAATGGCTAAGAAAAAAAATGTAAATGCTTATGAAAGTGTACGTAGAAAACGAAAAGGCATTCATAAAAAATCTTTAAATAAAGATGAGAAAAGAAGTTTTAAAAAATATAACAGACAGGGAAGAAGATGATAACAGCCGAACAATTATTAATAGATGCTGCTGAATTAAAAAAGAAAAAGTCTGAAGATTATCAAGGCAGTACTTGGAATGAAGCCGATTACTTTCCTTATAAAGAAAAATCATATGCTCATATGTTACATACAAAATATTTGAGAATGAGAAATTTAGTGGATAGTGATAAAAAAGCAAACTTTGAAGCATTAGAAGATACACTAATTGACACTGCAGTTTATGCCTGCATGTTTGCTGCTTATATTAAAAATAATAAACAAAAGGAAAATATGAAAGAGAATAGTTACTTTGTAGGAGATAAGGTTTCAAAAGTTGGTGGAGATTATACTTTTGATGGAACAGTTGTTTCAATATTTCCAAAACTTTCAGGTGCAACTAGAGTTGTTGTAGAAGATGATAGAGGTGTATTACACGTTTATTCTGAAAAAAATTTAAAATTAAGGAGTTAATACTATGTCACATATGGAATTAGATTATCTTGCAGTAGCAAGTAAGATTCTGTATACTGGTATGGAACAGTCTGGAAGGAATGGTACTACAAAACGCCTTCCTTTCCAGACTTTGGATTTTAATATTTCACAATTTTTTCCTTTATTAACATCAAGAAAAATTTTTTATAATGGAGCGCTAGGAGAATACGCTGCATTTATTAGACAACCAAAACATATAAATAAATTTAAATTTTTTAATTGTAACTATTGGGATAAATGGGCTGATGTTGATGGCGACATTAATATTGACTATGGAAACAAATGGATTGAATGGAATGGTGTAAACCAATATCAAAATGTATTAAATGAATTAAAAACAAATCCAACAAGTAGAAGATTATTAATTACTGGTTGGGATCCAGCAAATCTTAATAAAGTTGATTTACCTTGCTGCCATTATTCTTATCAATTTTGGAGTGACGGAACTAATTTAAATTTATTATGGAACCAAAGATCTGGTGATTGGATGATTGGTATTCCTTCTGATATAATATTAGCTTCAACAATGCTTTTATGTTTTGCTAGTTTATCAAACTTACAACCACAAAATATTAAAATGGTTATTGGAGATGCACATATTTATGAAGAACATTATAAGCAAGTAGAATTACAGTTAAAGAATCCTGTTAATAGCTCACCTGCTTATACATTTAAATCACAAAGTAGTTTATACGATTTTGAGCCTAAAGATCTTAAAATCATGAACTACAAATATAGTAATAATATCAAGTACTTATTGAAAGAATAACATGATAAACGACATAATAAAAATGCACGATAAATTTCAAGTCACGACATTTATCGAGAATAATAAAGATAATCCTAAGCTTTTAAAGAAATATTTAAAATTTAGATTAGACTTTATAAAAGAAGAATTAGATGAAACATTTGATGCTTATTTCGCAAAAGACGATATTGAAGTATTAGATGGTCTAATAGACATTCTTGTGGTTACATTAGGAACCCTTGATGCTTTTAAATGCAAAACGCCTGAGGCCTGGGAAAACATATTCAATTCGAATATGACTAAGCATCCTGGAGTTAATGAAGACAGACGACCTAATGAGTTCTCTTTACCTGATATGGTAAAGGGGCAAACCTATATTAAACCTGAACTAAAAGATTTTACAGGTTTATTAAAAACAATACTAACTAAATAAAGGAGACAATATGTTGTTACAAAACGTAGACATAAGTTGGGTGAAGTTTGATTCCGCAAGTCCTGATATGGGATTTGATAAGAAGACGCCTCAGTACTCTTGCACTGTTTCGACTACAGACAAGAAGGCTGCTGAAGCTTGGAAAAAAGCATCAATCAACGTAAAGCCTAAAGAAGAGAATGGCAAAGTTATATATTCAGTAACGCTTAAAAAGAAAATTTATGCGGATGCTGATGGAAAATATACAACAAAGCCACCTGCAGTTGTAGATAAATCTTTACAACCCATAACTAATGTAAATTCTATTGGTAATGGAAGTAAGGGTAACGTGCAAATAAGACTAAAGCCTTATGATTATCTAGGCAAAAAAGGTATAAGCGTTCAGCTTTTAGCTATGCAAATTACTGACTTGAAAGAATATCAAGGTGGTGATAGTCTTGAGTTTAAAGCTCTTGATACAGATACCGCAGTAATATAATAATAAATAATGTGGCGGCGCTGAAAGGCGTCGTCATATTAAGATAGGAATTTATGAATAAAACAGACTTTCATGTTTTTAACATTGACAATAAATGGTTAAAAATGATTTTAAGTGGTGAAAAAAGATCTGAAATTAGACAGTATGCTTTGCCCTTAGAAGGTAAGGAAGTTGGATTATTAAATAATTCTACTAAAAAATTAGAAGCTATTGCTACAATAGGAATTATTTTAGATTTAAGAAATTTAGAAGAAGAGGATATTGATATGATTTTATCTGAAGCAAAAATAGATGATAAGTTCAGAAAGAATTATCCTTGTAATTATTTATACACAATTAAAAACGTAAAAAGGGTACATTAAATGAAAATAATATATGATTTAGAAACTAATGGGTTAGTCCCAGAGGTAAGTAACATTTGGATTGCTGTATGTAAGAATATAGAAACAAATGAAATTACTACATTTTCAGATCATGATAAAGATTCAAAACCTTTAAAAGAATTAATACCATTTTTAAATAAATGTGAAGTTTTAATTGGACATAACATTATAAATTATGATAATGTTGTTTTACACAAATTGTTAAATTGGAATCCGCCTAAGAGTATCAAAATGATTGATACAATGTTGTTAAGTCAAATGAATAACTTTAGAAGAGAAGGTAAACACTCTCTTAAAAATTTTGGTTTAATATTAGGTGATGCAAAAGGTGAAAGTCCTGACTTTACTAAATTTAGTTCAGAGATGAAAACCTATGCAATTCAAGATGTTAATTTGAACCATAAGGTTTATAAATATGTAACAAACGAGGCTCATTCATTAATTAAAAACAGACCTAATTATAAACAAGCATTACAAACTGAACATGCAATCGCTCAAATTTGTGCTGATCAAGTTAAAAATAAATGGAAGTTTAATACAGAATTAGCTAAGAAACATTATGAGTATTTAACTTCGGAGATGAAGAAAATTGAAGATGAAATTAATCCTACATTAAAACCAAGAAAAGTTTTAATTGATAAGGAACCTAAGAAAGCAAAATATTTACAAGATGGAAGATTTAGTGCTGTTAGTGCTAGAATGCTATCACAATTTTTAGGAACAGAAATAAAACAAACAGATACTGATAAGTGGAAACCTAATAAATTGTTCCAAAGATCTGAAATGGTTGATGCTGATTTAGGAAATATGGATCAAGTTAGAGGTTTGTTATTAGAAAATGGTTGGGAACCAACTCAATTTACTCCTAAAGGAGAACCTAAAATAACTGAAGATAGTTTAGGAAAAGTTGTTAGTGGATTAGGTAAAAAGATAATCTATTATTATAGTTTAAGATCTAGACATTCAGTTTTAAAAGGCTGGATAGAGTTAGCTACAGAAAATAATGGTAGAGTTTATGTTGAACCTTTTAATATTGGTACTCCAACAAGTAGACAAAGACATTCTAAAATTGTTAACGTGCCTGGAGCCAAAAGCTTTTTTGGAAAAGAAATGCGTGAGTTATTTATAGCTGATGAAGGAAAAGTAATGATAGGCTGCGATAGTTCTGGAAACCAAATTAGAGCTCTTGCACATTATTTAAATAATAAAGATGTTAATGATCATATTTTAAAAGGTGATATACATCAACACAATGCGGATACAATTGGAATACCAAGGCCCTTAGCCAAAGGTGTTTTATATGCAAGTGTATTTGGTGCTGGTGTAAAAAAACTTGGAAAAATGGTAACTGGTTTTGAAGATCTTGATAAAGGTAAAGAAGTTAAAGCAAAACTTTATCAAGCCCTGCCTGGCCTTAAAGAACTTATTGCTAAGTTAAATAATTTCTTTTATACAACACAAAACAAAACAGGTTATGGATTCATACCTGCTTTAGATGGTAGAAAAGTTTATGCAGAATCATCATTTAAACTTTTAAATTATCTTTTACAATCATTTGAAGCTATCACAGTTAAGACTGCTGTTGTTAATGCTTTTAAAATGTTTGATAAAGAAAATCTTGAAGTTGATATTTTAGCTTTAGTGCATGACGAAATTCAATTGCAAACTGAACCTAAAAATGTTAAAAGAGTTAAAGAAATACTAGAATATTCTTTTGGTGATTTTATTACTAAAGAATTAAAATTAAATATACAAATGAGCGGAGACGCGAAAGAAGGAAATAATTGGAATGACACACACTAATAAAGTAATAGGGTTAATAGACGGAGATGTAATAATCTATCGTGCTATTCATAAATCTGAAAAAGATAAGATGACACCAAACGCAGCATTTGATGCGATAATGAAACAAATTAAAATGGAAACAGCATGTCAAGATTATAAATTGCATGTTTCAGGTAAAGGTAATTTTAGAAAAGAATTAAAACAACCTTATACAATATACAAAGAAAAAAGAAAAGAGAAACCGCCTCAATTTAAAGCGTTAAAAGAATATGTAATTAAAACATATAAACCTACAATGGAAGATGGATTAGAAGCTGATGATACAATTTCGATTGAAGCTACAAAATATTTAAAACAAAATCAATTA